TTGGTATGTGTTTAGCTTTTAGAATCTGAGTTCTACCCTTATTCCAAACAATATTAAAAGCGGCTTGACCTAACAACTTTAAATCTCCTGCGACTCTTTTCAAATCTTCGCCCTTGAATATCGTCATCATTTTGGCGTGGTCTAATGGCTTTTTATTGCTATCGGTACATGATAAGCCCTCGCCATAAATTTGCGCTGCGACAGATGAGATAATTGCGTTATTAACTGCACTTCCGTTATACCTATCAATTAAGTATTGAAAGTAATCGTTATTATCTCCATAAGAAACCCAATCCTTAGACGGAGATTCTTTTGCTTTTGGGGACATCTCTGCCGCCATATTTATAACTCTAATCATGTTTTTAAATAAACTTTATTAGTATTATTTGCTTCAGGTTGTTTTATGTAAGATACCTCACTTGTTCCCCCAACGTATGCTTTTCCTGTTTCTCTTAAACCTAAAACACTAACGTCATCAATATCCGTATTTGTTGAACTTGTTTGTTCATAAATATCATATTTGAAAAAAGACGTTTCTTGCATTGTAAATTTAGGCTCTACACCTGTGTTTACACCAAATGTTAATTTAACATATCTATTATTAATAGCCTCTTTAGTTACAACCTTACCCTCATTTCTTCGAGTTTGCAAGTTAGTAAAAATAAGTAAATAATAATTACTATTAGGATTTGTACTTATATCGTACAAAGATGGATATATTTCATTTTTAATATCAGGCTCAATCTTAAACATACGACTTATTACCGTTATAATTTTGATTAACTTAATGTTTTAATGTCACAATAATAAATAGTAATAATTAATATATGTTTTATAAATAAAAAAAAAGCACCTCCGAAGAGATGCCTTAATATTATAATAATTTCTTTGTTACGATGTAACTACTGTGATTGTTGTTGTAACGCCTCCGAATATGTCAGCCGCATCAGTTGACGGGTTAACTACAAAAGCCGCTTCCTGCTCTCTACCCATGAAAGTTAGATTATAACCGCTCATATCTCCGTATGCCTGACCTCTTCCAACGTTACCCGCTGTTACTGTCATCCCGTTATATGAACCTGCTAAATATAAATCTCCGTGTCCTGTTGTTGTATTGATATTGTTATCTTCAACAAAAACCTGATAACGTCCTTGCGTTAATACTTTTAATTGCTTAATTGCTGATGAGGTAAGATTTGGTAAAGCCAAAATTAACGATTGCTCATAAAATATAGTACCGTTTTCCTCTGATACTGTTATAACTTCATCAAATGAAGAACCTTGAGGATTTAACGCATATTTGTAAGCATCTGACGCTGTTGCAACGTCAGTTAATTCATTATCTGCATCTAAAGTATAAGCACCCATCACAGCCTGATTTACAAAGTAAACATTTCTAATTCCGCCGATTGCCTCTCGACATTCTAACGCTCTTCCGTTTGCTAATAAACAAGCCATATATTTTTAGGTTTTAAAGTAGGGGGCTATTAAACCCCCTTATTAATTTAATTACTATACGCCGTAATAAACAATGTCCGCACCGTTTGCAAATCCAACGCCTGCGTTCCATCGCATTACTAGACGTACATTGTCAGAACCGTCAGTTTCAGTCATGTCAATAACTTTAACCTCAGTTAAGTCAGACAATAAGTCAGTTGCAAAGAATAAGTTAGACTTACGTGCTGCAATCATTTTATTGTCATCCATTCCTGGACACCAAATTAATTTAATGCCTTCAAAGTTTGCCTCTGTTACACCTGCGTGGAATTGGTTTAAGTAACCTAATGCCGCTTGCGCTGATATGTAGAAACGGAACGCTTTTGTTCCAAGATAGATAGCTAAATCTTCTTTTCCGTAAACTGCTGAAGGAATTGCATCTCTAACTTTTCCTAGTTCTGCGATAATGTTACCCGCGTTTAAAGTTATTGAACTAAGGTCAACAACATCGGCGTCAGCTAAACATAACGCTTGAAAACCGTCGAACTCTCCCGCTGTTGCCGCTGCACCTGCCCAAATTGCTTTTTCAACTTGCTGACCTACAATTGCACCCGCTTGAGAAATAATGTACTCTGTAAAGTTAGCAGGTAAAGTAGAGTCTACGCCTCTTCTCATTTGCGCACCTGCATAAGTAGATAACCACTCTTTTTTACAAAGTTCTTTGTTTAACATAAAGTTGTCAGGAGTTAATGCCTTATCTGAATAAGTAACATCTCCTGTATCAGTAAAGTCACAGGCTGCGTCTGCAACTGTACTCGCTGATAAATCGAATTTTTTAAGGTTTACTTTGTAAGATACGTTAGGTAGAACTGTAATGTTTTCATTACCTAATGTTTCTCCGCTTAGAAGAGATGCCGATATAAAACCCGCAGCCGCTTCGCCTGAATACAAACCTGTAATAGAATCTGCCATTTTTTTTTATTTATTTGTGTTAATTAAATATTGTACTCTTTCACTTTTTGAAAGTTTTGAAAAATCAACTTTAGACATTTCAACAACGCCGTTCCCTTCAGGGTTTGGTTTTATCTCTTCGCCTACCGCTTCAAATTCCTCAACCTTCTGCGCATCGTCTTGCGCTTTTGCTTTCATAGATGCAAACTCTTCTTTTAAAGATGTAAATTCTTGTAAAAGATTTTCCATAACACCGATAGCCTCAATAATAGCCTCTTTAGAGTTATCGGTAGACATTTCCTCAGTTGATTGTTCCTCAACAACTTCCTCCTCAACAACTTCCTCAGTTTCTGCGTCTGCTTCTCTAATTTCAGCAATAATACCCTCTTCCTCAATTACCAAAAGAGAGCCGTCAGCCATTGCGTACTCGCCAACAGGTAAAGGTTGTTTATCCTCTTCTACTATTATAAAAACAGCGTTACCAACTTCAAAAGCGTCTGCGCTTACAATAGTACCATCCTCTAGCTGTGCATCTTCGAACTGCATTTGTTCCTTTGCTTCCGCTAACTCTTCAGCGGTTACATTTTCCGTTTGCTCTTCTACTTCCATGCCGAGAAGAACTTTGATTTTGTCTAGTTTGTTCATGTCCTTAAATTATATAGTTAAATAGTTTTAATATTAAAGTGTTTTATTTTCATCCTCTAAGATGATTTTTTTAATCTCATCTATAATATTTTGTTCTGACATTTTAACGTGAGATTCTGCAAAATACCCCTCAACTGAAAAACCTTTAACAACTCCCTCCTTAACGTAATTTTGCCAAACATCTTCGTTATCTATTTTCATAGTTGCAACCCATGTGCCGACAGGGTACTCCAAACCAAATGCCTGAGTTTTGTCTTTTTTACTATCTGCAACAATCCAACTCTCTACGGTAGTAATTCCGTTTATTGTTCTTGAATGGTCTAAGGTTGCATTTTTATGATGAGATTCTATCATATACAATTCGCTTACCCTTTTAATTGTTTCTTTACTAAACCAACATTTGTATTTTTCGCCTTTCTCGTCGATTCTTAAAATCTCTAAATCAGGAATCATAACAGCACCCATAACAATACGCTCATCGTTGTCAATGGTTGCAAACTTTTGTTTAGCTTCTGAGAAATACATAAAATCCTCTTCGATTGCGGGTTTATCTACTAAGCTAATTGCGAATACGCCGTAATCGTCCTGATTCTCGTCAATTATAAACTCTACTATTTTCATCTTTATAGTGTTGATTGATTATTAATGTATGTTTGTGCTTCCTGTGAATTGGTTACGTCTTGAGAAATTACATAAGCCTGAACAGGTTGTTGACCTTGCTCCTCTATCGAAGTTACAACGTCGCCTAAATTAGTACCTAACGGAATCGTTTGAGCAATATCGCCGCCTTGAACTCCTCCCGCACTTATTCCCGCAACAGAGCCACCTCCGCCGCCGCCTGAACTACCTACGTCGGTTGATAATATTTTTTGTACGTTTGACAAACCTGCGGCAATAATTGCAGCCGCTGAAACGAATCCCGCAACACCCCCCTGACCGAAAGCCTTATTTGCACCTAAATAAGTTTGTATTATTGCTTCAGCTGCGGCAAGTTCTTTGTTTTCTCCTGCTAAGGTACTCAACGCACCCGCCAACTGTCCGAAAGCCCCTAATTGAGCCTCTGTATTCTCTTTAGTTAACGCAATCTCCGCTTTAGTTGTTTCTTTTTTACTTTTTATTAGCGCAGCCTCTGTCTTTTTCCTTGTGTCTATTAGTTTTTTATCTCCATCCGATTGAAGTTCTCCAATAGTTTTTATTGTTTGTGTTGTTAACTCAATTTGTTGATTGCTCTGTTGCTCTAACCTTATAGCTTCACCTTCAGATTCAATCTGTCGTTCATCTATTAACTGTTTATTTAAACTTTGAAATTGACCTAATAAAGCCTTTCTCCTGTCAGCTGCCTCGGCTCTAATGTTTATTAAAGCAATCTCTGCGTCAGCCTCAGCCTGCAAGTCCTCCCGAGTTGACTCTCCTAAACTATTAGCTTCCTGTATATTTTTTAATCTTTGCTCTGCAACTGCCTCCTCCTGTGATGCTTGTTCTTCAATTAAATCTAACGCCTGTCTTAAACTTATTACTCTTTGTTGTAACGAAATACTTTCATCAGCGGCAATCGCCTCCGCCTCTCTAATTATAACATTGTTTTTAGCCTTTTGAACACTAAACTCTCTCTCTAAATCTATTAAATCATTCAACTCTTTTTTAAGTCTAGCGGCTGAGGTTGCTTCGCTAATTATTTCATCGCCTAACCCGCTAAACGATTGTGTAAGACCGTCAACAGCACCCTTAAAATCTCCTGTAAAGAATTTAACTAAAGACTCCCCTACTCCGCTAATTCTATCTATAACAACATCAAACGCCGCACCTATACCCGCCATTGCTTCGCTTAAAAGGTCTGCGCCTCTTTGAGTTTTTGTAAAGAATGTAACTAAAGAGCCTAGAGCAATAACAAGTAATCCTATACCTGTTGCGGCTATTGCACCCTTTAAGGTTTTAAATGTATTTACAACCGTCTTAACGCCACCTCTGAGCGATTTAAAAGCACCTTTTAACTTCTCTGTTGCTTGAGTGAATAAAGTTTGCTCTTTCGTCGCTTTTTCAATCTCCTTTGTTGTGTCTTTAATCTCTTTTTCTGCCTGAGATGAGTCAACCTTTAAAGGGATAATTATTTCTTCTGCCATAACATTAACTTAAATTGTTTTATAGCTTGTTTTATTGTTTTCGGATATTCATGTACCCCAAATAAAATAGCATTTTCCTTATTTGGTTTTATATCTCCCTTTGATAATCCTCTTATTATTTCGCTAATCATAACTTTACTATTATGGATTACTACCGTAATTTGCTGACGTTGTTCCTATATATGTGTTCCAATCTAACTCGACTGCGGTTGTTGCATACCAATAAGTATTACCGCTAATTGCTGAGGTTGCTCTTATAGATATTGACACTAATTCGCCTGCGTTAAAATGCTTTTGGTCACTAAATCCAAAATGAAACAAGTGAAAGTCATCCGTCGATGAAACAGTTATTGCTTCTGTTTCTTCTGTTACCCAATTACCTGTCGAAAATTGAGAAATACCAACTCTGCAACTATGAATAGACATTGTTATAGTACCTGTTCCCGTTACTGATGACGCTCTTAAACTTATTGATGTAATCCGACCATCGCAAGGCATAACCATTGCAGCCTCCTCTTGAAATATAGAGGTTTGTTCATTTATATCCTTCCAAGGTAAATATCTTGTTGCTGTACCTACGTCGTCAAGAAATGATTGAGAATATACAACTCTTTGTTTTCCCGTCATTAGACCGTCAACCTGTAAATTACCCCTATCGTCTAACTCTGCAATCTCTGTGTTATAGTCCTTAAATATGAACTTTTTACCCGACTCATCATTATCTCTGTCAATTGTAAACGTTAAATCGCCGTCTGACTCAACTGTTAAACTGCTATCCGTTCCTGTGTTTGTAATCTTAGTATCAACATTTAAATCATCGCCAACAGTAACACTACCTGTTGTAACAACTGAATCGC